TCCAACAGCACACTCAGACACCAACGGGAAAGTTGATAATAGAGCTGCCACCGGAAGAAAATACATTCGTAGCAAGAGTTGAAGCACAATAGGAGCACAAGTAAAGATTCTCACCTTATCGTTTTCAGACCCATCGTCCTTATACAATTTAGTGATCTCGTCCTTGATTTGCGCCTTGTAAGTGGCATTGATTCTAAACCCGGCAAGTAATGCTTCTTTCGCCTTAAAGACAGCATCCCACACCCATGGTTTAAAATCAATGATTTCACCATTTTCATCCAATTCACAGAACTTGCTCTTAGGACCTCTGAATGGCCATCCGATGGCAGTTGCAAACTTCATCCTATCAATGAAGGAAACACCATCCACGCCGAATAATGTTTCATATTTGCTCAGAGGTAAGCGAATGAGAGACTCCTTCACCGAGGGAGAAGCCTTATTGAACTCGTAAACAAAATTAGTTGTAAAGTCCAACACTGCCGCCTGCAGTTCACTCACTTTGAATCCCTTGGGTTGGGATCCTCGTTTTGTCAAGTCTAGATGGTAGGCATTGTACCATGGATTCAACTTTGGTGCTCCCCACTCATTCGGAATTCCCGTCACACGGGCGACGGAATGCGAAATCATAGTGGGTTTCACAGAGGAATATGCTGTGCACTCTCCAGTTGCGGTGCCAAGAACTTCTACGGGCCCATCCATCGCCACGAAATTAATCGGGTGAGTTTTGGGTATTTCTGCACCTAAATCAGCATGTTTCTCCCCTTCAATCACTTCGTGATACTTCCCTGCATCCGCCAGATCGGGTAAGTGTTCGAAGTGTTTTCGGGCTTCGTCAAAATCTTCAGCTGTGAAAGAACCACCACCTCCTGTGTTGCCTCGTCCACCAAGATGAATTCCTCCAAAGACAGCTCGGCGCCCGCTCATAACAAGCAAAGCAGCACCACAAGCTCCTTGAAAGGAAGGCTCTCGCAAACGATATTGCCACCCAGGAAATGTTCCTCCTCGAGTTGTAAGGATACGTGGACTATAAGACATCCGGGTTTCATCTATGTGTGTTCGATCACCATCACGATACACATATCTACCCGTAGTACTCATAGAAAAGAAGTAACTAGTGTCACCTTCTTTATCACGCAAATGTTTCAACAAATTCCGTCCTTGAATCTTCGCACTGTATATAACGGCAAGATCCTTTCCTTCTATCATCTTAACATTTACTTTGTCCAATCCAATCGTCACACTCCATGGAACCTTTGCTTTTCGAATCATACGAATCTCAGTAGCTCCAGTTTCCACAAGCGCATGACGGGGAACTAACAACGCACCATTGTGTAACACTGTACCGAATGTTCGCGAAGTTGTTTCTCCTACATACTCAATCGTATAACTGTTAGCCGCCGCCACTTCAGTCAATTGCTCAAGCGTCGCAGTACCTGGATCCTCTGCGTCCGGATTCTTCACGTGAGTGTCTACCCAATCATTAGGGAGACGCTTACGATTCTCAATATCCTTAGCATCCTCAGGGTGCAACAGACTATCACTTTCAATAGGATTCAAAACTCGAAATGCTTTGTAAATCTTCACTGCAATCAATGCACTCGCAAGTACAGTAGCAGATCCAACCACAAGCTTTCCGAATCGATTCCGGTTGTCTTTAATAATCAGTGGCATGGCAGCTCGTTCTTTCATCAATTTCTCAATGATCATCTCACGTCCCTCCTGTGCATATACAGCAGAAGAGTACGAGACTCCATTGGCAATGACGGCTCCCAGCAACAGGTTAGCTGGGACGAACAAGGACTTAGGCAAACACCAAGATAACGCATGTCCAAGCATTCCAAGGAATGCACCAGGAACAAGCGTTTTCTTTGCGAGACTCCAGTAGGAAGCATTCCGAATGTCTTCCTTATAAATTCTCTGAAGAAAATCTTGGCAGTAACGGTGGTCGAAAACAGAATCAGGCATCCACATAAACAAGTTGACCCACTTGGGGCATTCCAGGTTACGGTAAACTTCAAGAAGATTGGAATCAACATATTCATTCACCCTCCATGGATTCAACTTACGGAAACGAGTCCGGAGCACGCTCATCGCGGTATTAGCGACGAAACCCATTACTCCAGAATGGCTATCAAGAGCAGCTTCATCCTCCAGTTCAACCTCTTTCGCAATGCGATCGAATTCAATCTGGTCAGCAGCAGCCATGCGGGCACGCTCCTTCTGAAACTCCTCATCAAGAAACTCATTCTCAACATAGTTCTCCTCCTCAACGGTCTCGGAATCAGATTCGGACTCTGGTTCCTCAACCTTCTCAAGAGCAGGCATAATTTCCTTAGCTGCGTCACAAATTGGCTTAGCTCGCTTACATCCGCAATCACACAGAACGAACTTTTCGTTCATTGCGTTAATGTTAGCAACCACAGCCTCTTGTGCCTGGAAGAAAGCCTTCGCTTTCATTCCAACAAGATCACAACACTGGACAATATTCAAGTTGTCACAGTAAACACCATCAATAGTCATGATCTCCCAACACAATTTCTTCTTAACTGCCCCTTGTCGATTCAGGGCAACTTTCGATTTCTTTGCGGCAACATCTTCCATGTACGGGCGAGACAATGAAATGTTCCAAAGGTCTGGAACCATGACAATCTTG